CGTTTTGACTTGCTGGCCGACCTGACGACGCCCAGCGATGTTGGACATAAGGGAATTGTTGGGGTTGAACGCTGGCTCATCGATGTAGCAGATTTCACCCAAGAGCCGAGCGATAAAACGGATACCGGCCTGCGTTCCCAGTAGTTCCCGCACGTCATTCTCTTGCCGAAGGCTTTTCGCTTTGTCATCCGTGGCCTTCTTTTTAAGCGCTTTCGGATCGTTTGACTTGACGATTGGGTCAAGGAATGCAGATTCGGACTTCCGTTCCTCTTGAGGGTCGCGCGTTAGGTCATCGGCGTCGCGGTCGTTCACTTGAGCAACTTTGAGGGCAGCCCAATGCGGCGAGTGACCTTCTGGCCGGTCGGCAATGGCGGCGAATTGCGGGATAGTTCCGCCTCGAATTCACAGTATTCGATGAGTACACGCATGATCTCCGCATCATGCTTTCGCTGAAATTCCTTCGCCTCAGGTGTTTCGGCAAGGGCTTTCAGATATTCATCCCTGAAGTTCACGAGTAAGCGAACCTGGCCGCGAGGCCGATGAGCCACAGCACAAAGAGGATGACGGCAACCGTCAGAACGTCGCGGGCTATTACCCTAGGGGTGTCGGCTTTCATCCGCCGCATTATCTACTCGCTACCTGCCCAGCGCCAACACTCTGCGCAATCTGGTCCAGCACATTGCTCTGCCCGCCCTGCGTAGGCGTCTGAGATAGCGTCTGCGCGGTCTGTGCGTGAGTGTTCATGTTCTGGGCCTGCCGTTCCTCTTGCTCCTGCTGCTGCTGCTGCTGCTGCTGTTTCTGGCGCACTTGTCGTATCCCATCGACATCCGCATCAGACCTAACGATATGCGGCGGGACTCCCGTAGCCTTGCCGAATTCCTCGATCATCTCATCGAAGTCGACCTTATCGGCCGTCGGGTTCTGGGCAGCCTGCGCCGTCATGGTCAACACCTGGCCGACAAAGGCCGAGAACTTCTGGATGGCATCGGCCGTAATCGCATTGATGGCCTGGGCCAAGATCGAGACGTACTTCACGCGCAGCGTGGCCTTACCCACCGCCGAGGGAACAGGCGGGTACTTGCCGTGCCGCATCCCTTCAGCAAACAGCCATTCGTGCAGCGGGTTGAATAGGTCATAGTTCATCTGCTCGAGCACCGGCCCCAGCATCAGCAGTTTCTCTTGCTGCTTGGCGTTCACTTCGGCGGCCGTGATGGGTGTCCCCGTCTGTTCGGCTGAGATGAACATGGCGAAAATATCGGCATACCCTAAGGACTTGATGCGCTCCTGGGTTTCCTTGATGTCACCCAAAAGGCCCTGAAGGTCAGGCTTGATCTCATACGCAGGAGCGAAACCGACCTTTCCGGACTCAGGCGCGACGAAGGTCACATCACCCGATAGCATCCCGGTGCGCTGATTGCGCAGCTGGGGATCTGCCACCATCGGCGGATCGACCAGCTTGTCGATCGCCTGGGCCTTTCGCTTCTGCTGAAGCTGCAGAGCTCGAGCATCACCTAGGGCATCCATCGCCCAACCACGGCCCCAAGCGTCCTCACTGTTCGTATACCAGCGGGCGCAGAAGACCGGGAAGTTACGGAACCCACCGATGCGCGCGATCTTCTTGTCATCGCCATTAGCCGAGTCTTGTAGGATCTGCTCTGGGTCCCCGCCCCGCTCGTAGTATACGGATCGAAAGCGCATCCCCTGCCAGCCGATCTTGCCGACATCCCGCCCGATGTTCTCCTCGATCGCGTGAACGATCTCGATCCAAGTATCCCGCTGTTTTGACTCCCACAGCCCGCGGGTACGCAGTGAAATATTGACCCAGAAGCCATCGTCGGCCGGCGTCATATTCCCATCACGGATGCCGAATTTATCCACCACCTGATTCACCGTCCAGCGGTAATCGCGAAAGAACGTGTTGACCCTGCGGAACTTGTCATTCGCGATCGAATAGCTGCCGATGGTGTAGGGGTTGAAGTGCGGCAAGTCCGCTTCGGTCGGGTCCTTCACTGGTGGCCATTCACGCCCCAGTGACATGATGCCAAACACGCCAAACTCGCCCAGGCATTCAAAGAGCGAGTTGTAGAAGTTCGATTGCGCCAGGATATCCCGGTTGGCCTTCGTCACCGCGGCGAGCCATTCCTTGACGCCCTTCGCCTCCATGATCTTCTCATCGTCAAACTCATACCCGAACCACGGGCGCGAGGGGGAAGCGGTACCGGCAAGTAAGCCGGCCGCGCAGATGTTGTTGGTGATGAGCGGGGTTGAGTCGACAATCTGCCAGTTGCGGCGCCAGCCCTTGTTGGTATCGGATGCATCACCGACTAAGAAGCGGCCGCGATAGGGCCGGAAGTGCATACCCAAATCAATCCAGTTCGCCCACCATGTAAGCCTGTCCTGATTTAGCAGGCTGCGGCGCATCTCGAGACGCACTTTCAAGGCCAAGTCATTGCCACCTTTCTCGTAAGGCTTCAATTTGCGCTTGGCGGATTTACGCAGCGATGATCCGCCTACAAGGCCTTCATCGGGATTATTGAGGTCGACGGCTGCCATAGGTTCTCTTACATGATGAATCGACGTGAGGGATCTTGAGCCGGGTAGTACGGGGCATTATTGGATGCCAGCCAGTTAAAGAGCGGCGTATTCGATGCCACCTTCCGCATCCATCCATACCCTGTGGTATTGCTCGAGGGTGGCTGATAGTCGACGCTCGAGTCTGAGAAGTCCCCAGCGGTCAGGATGTCGAACACATCCCCCGGCGTGCGATACACGTTCTGGTACAGGCCTGCCGTAACTGCCATCACGCGAAAGCCGGTGCTGACCGGAATAATTCCGCCGACCTGGATGGCCTTCTGGAAGGCAACGGGATAGACCGTCTTGTCATACTGCTGCTCGAAGCTGTAGACAAAGGCGGGCTGTAGTTTCTTGGACGGTCCAGGGAGAGCGGTAAGGGTCAGTTGTCCTTGCGGCTGCGTGTAGTCCTGCCGATCGGGCGCACCAAAGACTTGCTGTATCGGTTTGAACTGCGCAACGCGACCCGGTGGCCTGCTGACCTGTGCCGGTATTTGCGTAATGTCCTGCTGCCATACCGCGACAATGGTGGTCGGGCTGATTGGTGCATTGGCCGCGGCGCTGTGGAACGGCTGCGCTTGCGTAAACTGCGCTTGCAGCGTGAAGTCCGCGAACTGCGGACTCGCCTGGATCACCGTGACAATCCAGCCTTGAGCAACCGACGGGATCTTTGCCCAACCCTGCAGCGTTAGATCTCGCGAGAGTTCCTGCGGATTAGCGACAATGGTCTTTAGCGGTACAAGACCCGTTGCGGCAGATTGCGGCGTCCTGAGTGAGCCAAAGACAACACTGCCGCCCTGCGAGTCATAGAGCGCTTTCTGATGTGTGCCAAACTGATACTCAGTAGTCCAGCCGTTGCTATTGTTTAAAAGCGGTAACTGAATATAGGGCTGCAGCGTCAGGTCGACGCTTTGCGGGGCCGCTGAAACTAATCGAAGCGGTTGATTGCCTACCGTCTTCTCTAGGTCAGTCGTATCGAAAACTTGCGGCGCTATCGGCTCTGGGAATTGGGGGAGCGTCCCAATCCACTTGGTAATAGTGGGCCCCTGTCTGCCAGGTGATGGCGGCCAGACATTGGTACCCTGAACCGCTATGTCATTGTGAATAGCGACCGCATGAGTACCGAACATGTACTCTTGGCCAGGCCCTGCCGTTCCGCCGCCAAAGGCTGCTGCAACGATGAACCCAAAGCCTGCCGCGCGGCCGAGGTCAAATAATTGAGGGCTACTCGCGTTACCCTGCAGTGGCATGTCCCAAGATAGGGACAACACCATGGCCTCACCGGCAACGACATTGGCGGCCGAGGCGCTGCAGTTATACGTTCCTGCCCCCCCCGCACCGGTTCCGAATGAAGTAACCGTGACGCCAGCGGGAACGCCAGCACCGGTAATCGTCATGCCGACAGCGACGCTGCCCGATACCGAACCGGTAAGAGTCAGGACGTTGCTGACTAGAGTACAGTTACTACAATTGACGTTAGCCATGGATCAGCCTTAAACGCCGATACTGCATCTGAATGTACTGCTCGATCTTCTTGACGAACGGCACGCAGTCCTGGCAAGCCTCGTTGTTACACGCTGGCTTCATGCACTTCAAGCAGAAGTTTTGCACAGGCGCCTTGGCCCATTCATCCATCTTGATGATTGCCTGACAATGCGGGCAGGTCTGAATATCTGCCTCTGTCTTCTTGCCACCGCCTGGCCGGTCATCGTTCATCGTGTAACCGGAATTGCGGGTGTGTGGCGTGCCGATGATGATCATACGTGCTGATCGTGCTGGTTGTAGATTTTCAAACGCGCGGCCGAGGTCGTCATTAAGTGATCGAGGCGCGCGAGAATGTAGTTGACCGTCTTGACCAGACTTTCCGGCAGTGGACGCGATCCGGTCTCGATCTCGTGAAGTATGCGATTCAAGGACGCGATCTCATCACGATGGTCTGGATACTCCAAGCGTTGTGTCTGGATCATCATGGCAGGATGTAAATCTGTTTAGGCATCGGTCCGCGTGAAGGTACGGGCGGTGTAACTACACCTGCTGCCAGAGAAATTACCTGCGCTAAAACCCCGGTTTGCCCAGGTCCAGCCCCCGCAGTAACGCTTAAAACACCGCCGATTGTTCCTGTAGCGCCTGCGGCTACGTTGACGGCATCTTCTGAGATTATCCAAAATGCCGCGACATCGACCGTATCATTGCCTAAGCTTCCATTTCCAAATCCACTACCCGTGGCAAAGCTTAAAGTAGCAGTCGTGGTGGCGGCACTTATTTGATCTGCTGCAAATGCCACCACATCATCATTCGATGCCGCGGTAACCCCAGTCATTGAGAAAGTTATTGGAAATGCGGCGGCGCCTACTGATGATTGCTGAGTGGCAGTAAATGGCGATGAAGTATTGCGGCCTGAGTACACTCGGCAAGCAATGCTCCCTCCGAAACTAACCCCCGTGATTGAATAACTCGTGGGTTCTGCCCCGGTGGCTATTTTGGAATAAACCAGCACAACGGTATTGCCGTCATTGACGCCCGGACTGGTTCCCGTGACCTGCGTAAAACCTACAGGGAAAGATGGGGTATTCCCGATAAAATTGGCAAGCGCCAGCAGCACAATATCGTTTAATTGGATACCAATACTGTTGACGTTAACCGTTTGCGTGGTCGACGTACTGGATGCGGATGCTGCGCCTCGAAATGCCATTTATATCGTCCTAGGGTGTTGCATAGGTCCAGTTCAGAATGTCTTGATTCGCGACATTGATGTTGAAACCGGTCGATCCGGTGAAGCCGACATAGGCCGTATTAGCGCCCACCTGCGATGGGATGTTGACCGTAAAGTTCGTTGTGAAAGATCCCAGTGTCACCGAGTCTTGAATCGTTAATGTCAACGTCGTGCCGTTGTAGGCCAGCGTGACATTCAAAGGATTACCCGTACTCATGGTGAGACCGGTGATCGTGGTCTGTGGCGTGGTTGGGAGCGCGCCGTTCGTATAAATGCCAGTCGTGTTGTTCGTCAGGTCAAACTTGATCGCCACACTCTCAAAAATACCCGCATTCGCCTGGCCGTTGGACCCTGTCGGGCCTGCGTATCCCAAGCCTGCAAAGTTCAATCCCATTGTGGTGGGGCCGCCGCTCACCCATGACAGTGCCGATTGGCTGGTACTGGTTGTGGAGCTGGGCGCTACGTTCTGAATGCAGAACGTCATCCCTTGACCCGTAGCACCTGCGTTGAATTGAACCTGGAAATGCGTAGTGAACGTACTGACTGGAACGGGAGCCGCATACCACAGACAGCCAACTTCTCCACCGTTCGCATTCGTATCCGTGAGGCGAACTTTAGTGCTCGAATTTAACTGTGCGTAACCTACCAAATTGACGAGATTTGATGTGCCCGCAAAGCCTGAGGGGAAATTGATCAGCGGAGTCCCGCCCGCCGCTATCTGATAATTTGCAAGGGCCACAAAGCTATCCGTGAATCCCGACTGAACCGCGACCGCTTGCAAAATCGTATTCGCCGCCACCGTGATGGCTGTCCCGGTATATAGCGTCGATGATGTCGTTGGGAGCTGTCCGTTCGTCGTGTAATAAATACTGGCGCCCCCTGGACCTGAAAGACTTACGTTTTGCGTTCCCGTATACGAGCCCGCGGGCACGCCGAAAGTCGGGGCTGAGAGCCTTGAGAATGTCGTCGTTCCATCGAGAAACTGCCAGGTCAGAATATTCTGCGCAAGTACAGGAACGGTACCACCTGTGAATCCCACCCATGCCGTGTTGGCTCCAACGACTTGGGGAATGTTGATAGGCCACTCGAATCGGCATTGAACATTCGTTACGGTATCAAGCAGCGTCATTTGCAAGATCGTGCCGTCGTAGGCGACCGCGCAGGACATGACGTGCCCCGCATAGAGACTTATCCCTAGCGGGTTTAAGTCATTCTGGGGTTGCAGCGCGGCCCATGGCCCACCGTTGACATACAGGCCGGTAGAATTAGGCGTCGCAATACCATCGTTCTTGTAACACTGGGTGATGTTGTTAAGATCGAATTTGATACCGACATTCGAGCCACCGCTAGGGGATTGCGTCTGGAATATCCCATAGCCGCACAGATTCGCATCAGCCACATAGAACAAACCGACGAAGCCCACAGGACCAGGCGGGGCCGTGGTGTTCTGGACGGCAAAGGAGAAACCCATCGGGGTATTGTTCGGATATGGCGGTATTGGCGGCGCCACCGGAATCTGAAAGGTAAACGTCGTGGTGAATGCGGTGATGTTGACCTTTGTCTTATACCAAGCGCTGCCCGCCTGGTGCTGGCTCGCGGTGG